GGAACTTTTTTAAGAAAGTTTTGAAACACCGCTAGCTTGCAAATATGCTTAGGTAAATGTCCTGGTCAGTTTTTCCGAAACACCGCCCCATTGCGTTTTTGTCTATTATGTCTATTTTTGCTAAACTCAACAAAAACTACATTCGTAATAACAAGAATCCGCAGTTCGCAGCGCCGGAAAAAAAAATTATGGACACCAATGTTGCCAGCTAGATTTTTCGAAAAATGTTTTTCTCTTTTTCTTTTAGAGCTTAGTACCCCCGAATAATTTTTTTTCTGTTAATGCGCTGGTCAAAGGCTCAGCCAATTTTTACTCTGCTAGCTTGCGTTTTTAGAATGCCCTGGTCAGGGCGTTAGGCTAAACATACCACCTTTTTACACCATGTTCATATCGTGTTTTAGGTGTTTACAGAGTCCATGATATCCCCTCGTACAAGGATTGCCACTTTTCAGATGTCTGTTTACTATCCTTAGAAGAATATGCTTAACATTTTAGAACACCGCCCGCTTACTTATTTAGGCACGAAAAAGGCCGAGCAGCCTTAGAAACTACTCGACCAATTTCAGACTAGAAAGTTAGAACGGGATGTCGTCAGAGATAGCAGCTGCTGCGAACTTTTTATCACTAATCTTAGTTGCCGCTATGACATTCTTAGTCCTACCCTCCCAGGTATCTTCTTTGAATGTGGCTACGAAATTAAGCCCCACAAGAGACTCTTCGTCGAAATTCCAATTCTCAGTATCTGCCGGAACGTCGATGCCCATGCCCCTAATGATAGGTAGTGTCCGCCAAAGCGCGTTCTCTGAGAAGGGAAGCCAGTCGCTAACTTTTGCGCCTTTATCATTCCCCTCTAAAACTACCATGTGAACCCCGATACGAACATTACCGTTTTGTTCGTTCACTTTTTGGGAGACCTTCTCAACCTTGACTTCATAATTTCCGTCAGGAAGAGTAGCCCCTCCCTCTTTTTTCGTGTTAACCTCTACCATCTTTCTTTACTGCTCCTTCCAAATACTCAAATATCTTAGGCATTGTCGGGTTTTCCATTACATCAGGAAGTTTGCCCGACCTATCCCCAGCCGCAATATGCGGGATGCTGGTGAACAGGATTTTTGTTTTCAAGCCGTCATCAGTTTGTTGTTTGTACATGCGACCACATATATCTATGTAGCCTATAATTTCTTCCGGCAACGACTTACCCACAATGGCTGGCACTAGCTTGCTGCCAACGTCATCATCTTGTTGCAGCTTTTCCCAGGTGACGAAAATAACGTGCATAGGTAGATCGCGGAAAGCTTTGATTGCCCTTGTCAGCAAATCCATTGTGCGTCCGTAGTCACTTTGGCCAGGCGAATCTCCATATGGTCGTTTAACCGCATTGAACTCGTGAATAGTGTGCCTCATAATTTTATCTTCTAAGTCGCGAAGATTGTCAATTATTACAGCCTCATAGCCGGTTTCTCCTTTCGACAAGTAGTCCCAAATCTCCAACAACTGCGGATAGCTTCTGTCAAGCCGGATAGCGTCTAGGTGCGGAATGTCACGATCGATTGATTTCGTACCACTTTCTGTATCAATCAGCAAGGTTCGATACTTCTCACCCATAGTTGAAGCCAATCGAGTCTTTCCGACTTTAGGCTCACCATAAACAATCATGCTATATGATTCTTCTTCTTGGATTTCAGCCACAGGCTTGATTAGTTCTTCAATTCCCATTTTTCACCTCCTCAGGTAAATAGTCTGCTTCCTTGAACAATGCGTCAATTACTTCTTCGACACCCCCTCCGGCCACCTTAATCTTACACAAAGAATTATAGGAACAAGTTCTACACCAATGCGATGGCGACATAACAGGCTCTCGCTTCTCAACTTTGCGCATCAATTTCGCAACAGTTTTAAGCGATCCTATGTCATGATTTATCTCATTGGCATTCCTCGTAACTATCTCGATATGGTTTGTCTTTATCGGGTTGTCTTCCAGATACTCGATGTAGTCTGCGTAGTCAGCTTCGCGAAGTCCTTGTCTTTCGATAGCCGCCCGGTAAAGTCTAGGCGTTGTAAGTTGATTCTTTGCTACACTCAGCTTGTTGTTCTTGAGCACTCTCGGTTCAGACAAAGCAGATTTCTTCAAGAAATTGTACTCAATCCTAGGCCGCGTCCAACCATAATTAGCAGCCATAATCAAAGCGTAAACCGTTGGTTGAGTATCTAGCTGCAAGTCAATATAATTGTCATAAAGACTTGCTGCTGTTTTGTGCTCCCTAATAAGCGGTGTTCCTTCGTTTGTCATGCCGAGCAAATCGATGTGAGCTTTGAGAACAATGTTGGTTTCAGGAAGCCGATATTCTAATTCGCACTCTACATCAACTACCTCAAAATCATCTTGCTCAAAGGCAAACATGTGGTACTGATTTAACATTGAAATCCCCAGATGAAAATCTTTCTGAGCTTGCTCTTGAGCCTCTTCATTGAATTGGTTGTCCGGCAGGGTCAGCAGATATTGCATTTCCTCATCATATTTGTCAGCAAATTTTGCTAACGCTGCATCTCTGGCTTCTTTGTAAGCATGCTCCCTTGTTACATTAGCTGCCTCTTGGAAGTACATGATTGTCAAGTAAAATTCAGCCAGAGCCAAATGAATTAGGCTGCCCAGCCACAGCGAGCGCGGAGTCACCTTGGGCCTTAACCGACGTACAAACTGCCAGTAAAATTTAGCCTCACAGCTCAAGTAGCAGCCTCTCTTGCTGTTGCTTAGAACCTGTAATTTAGGCACGCTTGCTCCCTAATTCTGTAATTTCTGACCTCAGCCCTTCTAGTCTTTCGATAAGGCTATCAAACTCAGTCTTATCGATATCACCATTGCCGAAAGCTCTGGCTATTCTTCGCCTAAGAAATGCTATCTCTTGATTTGCACCCTTAGACAATGGTTTTGCCACTCGTAATCACCCTCTCTAGCATTTTGGGATTGTCAAAGATTGACTTAAACAATTCCGATTTTTCGTTCGTAGTTTCCTCTATTATCTCATCTATCGTCCCCCTAACTATTAAGTCATATACAGTCACGTTTTCTTTTTGCCCTATTCTGTGTAATCTATCTTCTGCTTGCTCGTTTTCCGCAGGAGTCCATTCTCTATCTAGGCGGATACACCTACTTGCTCTGTGCAAGTTGAAGCCTTGCGCTTTCTTGATAGTTCCTAAGAATAGCCGTTTTTTGCCGGCCTGGAATTGGTCGATTAGCTCAGATTCACCGTCATATAAAGCGATATCTTGCGCAGTCAAAACTCTAGCATCAACGAGATATCTGGCTAGGTGGCGCAACGGTTTTCGGAAGGCACTAAAAACAACCAAGCTATCTTCAGGCGCTGTGCTTTCAAGAACATACTTTACAAACTCAAACTTGTTGTTTTTCTTCTCAACTATGTTATCGTCCAAAGTTCTAGCCGATACAGTTATTTGCCTGAATCTTAGGAGCTGGGTGAGGATGCTAGATATATCAATAACTTCATCACCTGAGATTTTAACAGATAAATCTTCAATTGCTTGCCGATACATTTCTTTTTGTTGAGGAGTAAGTTCTACATAAATCTTCTGATAAGTTTTGTCTGGCAAGTCAGGAAGAACACCTCTTGCCCCTTTCTTCAACCGCCTAAGCGTCATATGCCTGAGGTCATGAGCAAGCTTATCACTATGAGTCTTGACGACCTCAAGCCCAAAACCGTTATGTCGTAACTCGCAATACTTCTCCATGAATCGCCAATAGCTGCCGTACAAACTAGGCTCTAATATATTGAGTAACGACCAAAACTCTTCAGCCTTATTGGTTATTGGCGTTCCGGTCAAGAAGAAAGCATAGTCGGTTTTCAGCTTCTTAACAGCCTTAGTTCGTTGCGATTTTCGGTTGCCCAAATAATGAGCTTCATCCACTATCAGTATGTCGATATCTTTACGTTTTTGAAGCTTAGGCAGGTCTCGCAAGCCTTCGTAGTTTACGATGATGAAGCCGCTCTCATCGTCGGGGACTGCCTCTAATTGTTTGGTTTTTGCCTTAGTTGAACCGTCCAACACCCAAACTTTGGCTTTGGGAAGCCATTTGGCAATTTCCGCAACCCAGTTAGGCTTCAAGTTGTTCTTAACGACGCACACGACCTTGCAGGGACTCCCAATCTCGGTAGCTATAACCTTGGCCGCCCATAGAGATTGAACCGTCTTACCGAGGCCCATTTCGTCAGCTAAAACGCACCTTTTCGCCACAGTGAGGTAAT